TCCATTGGCAGCAATAGTTGGGTTTCCTGCGTGTGCATCAGACCCTCAGTTGGCAAAGGATATTAACTTTAAACAAATAGTTAATATTGTAAGGTTTGCTCAACATAAAAAGATTTTATATCCGAACACCAATAGTGGGTATGGCATTGGAGAAGGTCAAACTGAATGTACCGAAGAATCTCCACTAAATCCAATTTCAGTATATGGTCAGACTAAATGTGATGCTGAAAACTTTTTGAGAACAATGACTAATGCTATTACATTTCGTTTAGCAACTGTATTTGGTGTATCACCTAGAATGAGAACTGATTTATTGGTAAATGATTTTACTTATAAAGCAATTACGGATAAATACATTGTAGTATTTGAGAGAAATTTTAAAAGAAATTTTATTCACGTTGAAGATGTAGCATCCGCATTTCTCTTTATGTTAGAAAATTATGAGAAATATAAAGGTGAAATATTTAATGTAGGGTTAAGTACTGCAAATTTATCTAAGCAAGAATTATTGGAAAAGATTCAAACTCATGTTAAAGATTTTGCGGTATCTTACAACGATTATTATGAAGATCCTGATAAGAGAGATTATATCGTATCAAATACCAAAATAGAATCAACCGGTTGGAAACCGGAGTGGGATTTAGATAGGGGTATAAATCAACTCATTATGGGGTATCAAATGATAGTACCGAAAATGGGTTCTGAATTTAGAAATGGATTTCCTTTAGGATATGCTAATAATACATAATATAAAATTTGATACACTTTCTAATAACGTATCTTTAGATGGTAATGCAGCTGAATACGATGAACAAAATCTGAAATATATCAAAGCTGGTTTCATTGATAAGAATACTGAATATTATCAATCTTTTGATTTACCCGAAGAGTTTCATAACTTTGCAAAGGATATTTTTTCCGAATATTCTTTGAGTGTTATAAAACAAATGCCAGGACAAACAATACCTACCCATTTCGATACATTTTATCAATTTTGTAAAAAAGTAAACTGCGGTAAATTGGATGTGTGTAGATTGAACTTTTTTTTAGAAGATTGGAAATCTGGTCATTATTTTGAAATTGATAATGAGCCATATACTAAATGGAGAAAAATGGATTTCAAAATAATTAGATATGGGCAACCCCATCTTAGTGGTAATATGGGAATGGAGCCTAAGTACACTATGCAAATAACAGGTTTATATGAACAATTTAAGAGGAGCAAAGCCTATACCGAACCCAAATATCAAACAAGATATTATTAGTTGGAACAAGTTATCATCAGTTTACGATGATACCATTTTACAAAAATTCAAAGATAAATTTGTAAGTTGGATAGCAAGTTCAAAATATAATAAATTAGAGGGGTTAGAAAACTATAAAGATATTAGTTATGTACATGGAACTATCCAATCTTTTGATCATTTTTACCTCCTTCAAAAGAAAAAAAGATTTCGTTTTTTAAAAGGAGAATTTTTCTATCATAAATGCAATTTTCAACATGATTGGAATTGGGAATATATTGAAAATGATGAAATAAAGAGAGGGGATGCCGTAATATTAAGTGTACCATTTTCTGATTACGGAAGACAACATCCTTTACTAACGCAAGAATTTTTAGATTATTGTGATACGAATAGCATTCCTGTAATGCTTGATTTTGCATATTATCCAATGGCAAAAAATATAAATGTAAATCTTAACCACAATTGTATTCAACTTATCACTTTTTCTCTCTCAAAAGCTTTTTATGGAATGGAACATCTAAGAGTTGGAATAAGAATGGTAAATGATTTTAGACATATAGATGATGGTGTTGGGGCATTTAATGAACAACAAATGGTTAATAGAGTAGGTGCAGCAATTGGATATGAATTAATGAACAAATATTCAGTTGATTATAACTGGGATACTTTTGGGGAAAAATATTCTAAAATTTGCAAAGAAATGAATTTAGAAGAAACCGATTGTGTAATGTTTGGAATAGGTGGAGATGAGTATAAATCCCTCAATAGAGGAAGTGATAAAAATAGAGTTTGTATAAGTGATCTTTTAATATGATAAAAAATTTAGAACAATATCCCATAATAAGGGATATAACACAGACAAAGGAAAGTTTAATTGATTTTGAAAATCTTATTGTTTCACATTGGGAAGCGGGTAAGATTAGAGGCCCAATTCATCTTTCAAATGGAAATGAAGAGCCTTTAATAGAAATATTTAAACGAATTAATTCAACCGATTGGGTATTCTCAACTTGGCGTTCACATTATCATTGTTTATTAAAAGGAGTTTGCCCTGTGTGGACAGAAGAACAGATATTAAAAGGTAAATCAATTACAATTTGTAATTTAGATGAAAAATTTTATGCATCTGCAATTGTGGGTGGAACTCTATCAATTGCATTAGGAGTGGCAATGGGATTGAAGCAAAAGGGGAGCGATGAAAAAGTTTGGTGTTTCTTAGGAGATATGAGTTTTGAAAGTGGTATATTCTATGAGGTTCATAAATACGCAAGAAACTTTGATTTACCACTATACTTTGTAGTTGAGGATAATGGAGTTTCAACATATACTCCAACTGAGGCAACATGGAAAACTAAAAGAGAAGTGCCAACTGATGTAATTTGGTATTCATATAAATCAAAATATCCGCATTACGGAAGTGGAAAATGGGTAGCGTTTTAACATTATTATTTGAGGAATGGAAAGAAGGAAGGCCTACACCTAATGGAGAGAAATTTGGGTGTGGGTTTCCTTATTGTAGTGAGTATATAGATACTCATTATATAACATTAGATGATGTTGATAGATATGATAATATTTACTTCCCAATTAGCTTAAATTCAGATTTTTTTTCTATTTTCTCTGAAAACTTTTTTTCATCGAGAATACTGAAATTAATTTTTGAGCAAAAAATAAAAGTTTTATTGTTGAGAGAACATGAGGGGGGTGGAGATCATATTTCATTTTTTAATAACTTAAGAGATTTAGTTGGAAAGCATTCTCTTAAATTTACTTCTTTCTACTTAAATTTTGCTAACAAAAATTTATCTAACTATTATAATGATAGTTTAGGTGATGTGGGGGTGAACATTAATGTATCCGATTGGTTATTAGAACATACCTCATTGGTAGTTCACAGAGCGTTAGAAAATGATACAATAAATGACTTAGGGTATAAATTTGAATTACCATCATTTACAAATGAGGAAAATAGGAAATATAATTTTTTGTGTTTAAATAGAGTTCCAAAGGCACATAGAGCCGCCTTTTTAGCAAGATTATATAAACAGGAAATTTTATATAAAACCGATTGGTCTTTATTATTTTCACCTTATGAATTTTCTCCATTATTTGGAGAAGAGAAAACTGAAGATGGTAAAAACATTTTTACAATAGAACATTTTTCTAAATATTTTGGAAGAAAGGATTTGGAAAAACATGAACCTTACTTAAAATACATTTTCTATACAAAGAAAAAAAGTTATTACGAACCCAATTCTAAAAGTTTGTTTAATTTTTTTGGTGATACAAAATCAACACATTTTAAAGAATCTTATTCAAATTCATATTGTAGTTTAATTACCGAAACATCATTTGAAAATAATGAAGAGCATATCACCGAAAAAAGTTTTAAACCTTTTATCAATCTCCATTTAGGAGTTTTTCTGGCACCATATAATCATTTGCTAAGAATTCGTTCATATGGATTTGAAACATTTGAAAGTATTTGGTCTGAAGAATATGACACCATTATTGAGCCTAAAGATAGAATGATAGAGGTATGTAGAACAATAGATTATTTAAATAATTCTGATATCAAAGCAATATTTAGTGATGCGAAGCCTATATTGGAACATAACCAGGAACATTTTTTAAATTTTTGGAAAAGAGAAAGCTGTAAAAAATATTTTAAATCATTGATAAGTGGAAAATAAATTAAGAGAATACACTACGAGTTACAAATACTTTTATAATAATACTCATGTATTTGTAACATCTGCTAAGGTAGGTAGTAGGTTTATGAAATCAATATCTGAGCATTTGATTATAGAAAACTATAATCATCCTTTTTCAGAAAAATTAAATGAAATGTGTTTTGATCACTTTTATTTTCCATTAAGAGCTGATTTCATAAATTATGCGCATGAAACTTTTTATAAAAATAAAGAGGTTGTTTTTTTGATAAGAGACCCAAATAAAAGATTTGTATCTGGATTAACCACTATGATATCAATATTAGACGATAGGTTAATATATTGTAAGGAAGATGGTAAATCTTTTATGAAAAGTTATTTTGATTCAAGTATTTCAGAAAATCAATTAGAAGTTGGTATAAAAATTTTTAAAGAAAATTTGGAAAAATTTTTAAAAAATTTTGATGAAAAATCTATAAGAGATATATTGGTTGATAATATTTTACCTGAATCGATTTATAAGGATGCTCATGTTGAGTTACATCATTATATGGCATATCGTTATGTGAATGATTTAAATAAAATGGGGTCTTCGGTAAAATGGATTGATATTGAAGATTTGGATACTCTGTTAAAAAGTAGAGAGCATACTGAATGGGGATATAGTGAAAAAATGAATCCACATAAATTCACACATCAGAAAACCCCATATTATAAATTTATAAAAGATAATTTAGATACTTGGAAATCTCAAATAAAAGAGTTATCTTTCTATTTAGATTTAGAATTAGAATATTATAATAAAATACAAAAAGAATATGAAGTTTTTCTATGAAAATATAGATTTTAAAAAAAAACCAAATGGTAATGGATTTTGTCAGGTTTCAAATTTAGATTGGAATTACGGTCATGATAACCCGATATTTGAATTAAATAATGAAGACCATATAATATGGAATCTATCTGTTATGGGGGAAATGAACTCTAATGTTGTAGAGCAAAATAGAAATTATATTGAAAATGCTTTTGAAAAAATTAAAGATAAACCAAATGTTAATTTAGTTTTTTCTAATTTTCACGAAGGAACTAATCTAAACTCATTTTTTTCAAAATTAATTTTACTAAAGGATCAATACGGTATACCTTCTAAGCAAATTATTGTTGTTACAAATAATAAATATTCCCAATTATTTAATAAGCATGGTATAGGTGTTATTCATAAACCATATCTTTTTGGATTTTTAGTTGATCATTATAGAGATTTAAAGGATAATTCAATTGAACATAATGGGAGTGAAATAGGATTATTAAAACCATTTGAATATATCAGAACTCCAAAAAAGAAATTTTTTCTGAGCTATAACAAAAACACAACGAAAACCTTTAGAATTCAATTAATATTGTGGCTAATTAAAAATGGAATGATTGATGATAGTTATATATCGGTATTGATTAAAAATAATAATTTTAATATCAGAGAATTGAATTCAAAAGATGTTGAATTATCGGATTTAATTAATTATTATGAACAATTTGATAAAATGGGGTTTAATGTATTAGATTGGGATTACCCAAATCATCAGAATGATGTATTTTCAAATTTAAAATATACTACAAAGTCCCATTATGCTGATACCTATTTTAATATCATTAGTGAGACATCTTTTGAAAATAATAGTTTAAATCTTACTGAGAAAAGTTTTAAGGCATTAGCTAATTCTCACCCTTTTTTGATAATTGGTGATATGAATTCTAATCAATATTTAAGAGATTTAGGATTTATAGAGTATTCAGATTTAATAGATTATACATTTGATTACGATCCAGATAATCATAGAAGATTGAGTAATGCTTTAGTTGAGGTTAGAAAGATTTATAATTTAGGAGGTGAAAAATTAATAAAATGGTATAGAAATAATATTTCAAAAATAGAAAGAAATAGAGAACATTTTTTTACATATTCTTTTTCTAAAATGATAGATGAAACAATAGAAGATTTAAAGAAAAAAGAATTTAGTTTAATCGATAGTTATAAAGATATTATATGAAAAAAGTTTTAATTACTGGAGTAAATGGATTAGTTGGAACACACTTATTAAAAAAGTGTTTAAATGAGGGATACAAAGTAGTGGGCGTTGATTTAAAAAAAGGAAAACACTTACCTTCTACCGGATGGGAATTTGTTCAAGAAGATTTAACAAAACCATTTGCAATAGAATCTTTATTTATAAACAAATTTGATGCTGTATTTAATTGTTTTGGTATAAAAGGTTCTCCTATTAGAGCAAAAGAAAAGCCGGTAGACTTCCTTTATCCATCTTTTAAAATTAATACAGAGATAATCAACCAATGTGCACTAAAAAATATTTGGTTGGTATTCGTCAGTTCAGTTGGAGTTTATGCACCTGCTGAAAAATTTATAGAAGAAGATGTTTGGAAAACATTACCTGGCGAAGCAGATTGGTTTCCATCTTGGAGTAAAAGAATGGGTGAGATATTATTAGAAGCATATAGAGTTCAATACAATTATCACAATTGGGCAATTATCAGACCAGCAAATATATTTGGTGAATATGATGATTTTAGTGGGAAAGGAACTGTGATTGCATCTACTGTAAAAAAGATATTTGAAGAACAGGGTGATTCGATTGAGGCTTGGGGAGATGGTTCACCTATTAGAGATTTTGTGTATGCAGGTGATGTTGCTGAAGCGGTATTTGATTTGTATAATAGGAAACTGCACACAACTATTAACTTCGGGTCAGGTGAAGAAATCACTATTAAACAAATGATAGAAACTCTTATTAGAATTAGTGGAAAGAATTTGGAAATAAGATGGAATACTTCAAAGCCAAATGGAGATTTGAGAAGACAGATGGATACTACTAAGCAAGAGCAATTAGGGTTACTTCCCAAATTAGGATTTGAAAAAGCATTACAAAAAACATATGAATACTACACAACACATAATTTGTAGTGGTTGTTCTTTTACTAATTTTCACGCAACACTCGATAAGAAGAGTGAATTTTGGCCTGAATATTTAGGGGAATACTATAAAGTGTATAACGTTGGTTCACCCACCAATGATATTAAAACCACTATAAGAAGTTTGATATACAAAGCAAATGAATTATTAAAAGAAGGTATAACTGATATTACACTAATGGCATGTTGGACATTTCTTAATAGAGATTCAATATACATTAATAGAATCCCATCTTCAGTAATCCATAAGACCGATTACACTTATACTGATTTTCAAAACGGATTTTATGCATTAAGTGGTAATTTCTTTTTTAATTGGATGAAAGAAGAAGAAGATTTTCAAGATGAAAAAGAATTTTTTACTTCTAAAGCAATGTGGGTTAAATCCGATGAAGAAGATACTCTTTCTTTTTTAGAATGGTTTTATTACTTGATATGCTTTGTAGAAAGTAAAGGTATAAAATTAAAAACATTTTTTATAAAAGATATGTTATCTACCGAAGAAAAAATATTTGAGGGGCAGATAGAAAATAATGAAGTTGTAGATGAGCCATTAAAGTTTGATGAGGTAGAGCCAATATTACAAAAATTACATTCAGAGAAAAAATTTAGTAATAGAGGAAGTTTTAAGCGATTTGAAAACAACCTTTATATTAAAAATTTTTATGATTTAATTGATTGGGAAAAATATTGCTGGTTTTATAAAAATGAGTATGGTCAATTTGGTGGGGTATATGAATGGATTTATGATAATATAGAAACTGATAGATGGGTAGAGGGTAATAAGGTAATCGCAGGTCATCCTTCTCCAAATACATGGAAAAAATTTGTTAATGATATTTTATTAAAAGAAGTTATATGAATAAAGAAAGTAAAATCCTAATATTAGGTGCTACCGGTTTCGTTGGTAGAAATTTGGCAGAAAGATTATACAAAGAAGGTTATACTAATCTTCGTAATCACGGGTATAATCGTAAATTAGAAGGTTTCGGAGAATCAGTTCAAGGAGATTTAAGAGATGAGAATTTTGTTAATCAAATTATGGAAGGGGTTGATGTGGTTTTCCACTGCGCAGCCTCAACTTCTAACGCAGTTGATACAATTTATGCTCCTCTCTTACATGTTACTCCGAATGTTATTATAAACGCACTTACATTAGAGAAGGCGTATAAGAATAAAATTAAGAAATTTATATTCTTATCTTCATCAACAATCTATCCTGAAAGTGGAGAAAGAGCGGTTCTTGAAACTGATAACATCTACGAATCAATTTATAAAACATATTATCCAGTAGGTTGGATGAAAAGATATGCAGAGGTTTTGTGTAAGATGTATTCTGAGATTTTAGTTAATCCAATGCAGACGGTAATCGTTAGACCTGCAAATCTATATGGGCCGCATGATAAATATGATTTAGATAAATGTCATGTTACACCTGCTTCAGTTATTAAAGTTGCAACTAGATTAAATCCAATTCCGGTATGGGGAGATGGAACTGAAATCAGAGACCTCCTTTATGTAGAAGATTTTGTAGAGGCATTGCAGATCATTATGGAAAAAGAAGAAAATCATGAAATTTATAATGTGGGTTCTAACTGTGGGTATTCAGTTAATCATGTAATTAATGTGTTAAAAGAGATAGAAGGATTAGATTCTCCTATTGATTATGTTAATAACAAAGCTCCTATGATTCCGAAAAGATTAATTGATTCATTTAAGATTTTTGATAAGTTAGGATGGAGCGCTAAAACTAATATTTACGAAGGATTGGAGAAAACTTTAAATTGGTATAAGAGTGTTTATCTCAACAAATAAAAAATATATTCTTTGTAGTGGATGTTCATTTACAAATTTAAGACCATTAAACCATTTACATAAAGATTTGTATGATAAAGAGGGTTTACAATGGCCTGAGTGGTTGCAAATTATGCTGGGGGATGATTATATTGTTTTAAATTTAGGTAACCCCACAAACGATAATAACACTATAAAAAGAACCCTTACATATTGGATAGAACACATTAAACGAAATGGTGGTTCTATTCATAAAGTATTTGCACAATGGACTCAACCTTATAGAGATTCTTTTTTAATAACTGATTATAAAGGTGAATTAGAAACTGGATCCCATACTAATAATTATTTACCTACTCCGATTGATTATAAAAAAGAATTTTGGTTTTTAACAGGTGGATATTATGAAGTTAATAATTCAAAGTATATAGGTATTGATAATATTTTAAAAACTTTACATACTAAATTAAGTAAACAACATTCATATTCTTTTATAGAAACGGTAATTGATTTAACCAATTATTTAGAAAAAGAAGAAATAGATTACAATTATTTTACTATAAAAGATATATTTTACGATCCAGAATTTTATTCACACAATGTTTATGAGAGGGAAATATTTTTTAACAAAGATTTAGATTACCATTATAACCAATCTGAATTTTTTAAAATTTATCTAGATAAAATCCCATTCGATAAATTTTGGTTTTATGAAGAAGATGGATTAAAAAAAGGTGGGTTGTATGAATATTCTATACGAAAACAAAATGAAGTTGATGATTACAAAGGATTAAAAAAAATATTATTTAGTGAAAATTTAAGTGGAAAATTTGATTGGTTTGGACACCCATCATCTATAATGAATAAAAAATTTGTAAACGAAGAATTAATAAAATATATAAAATGAGTCAGCCGGAATATACACCTTATAAAGATACTCTTTCCAAAATGATGGAAGAGTTGGCAGAAAAAGAAAATATAATTTTTATAGGCCAACAAATTGTTTATAGAGGAAATCCTATGAGTACTACATTGGATAATGTAGATAAAAATTTAATGATTGAGTTGCCTGTTATGGAGGAAACGCAAATGGGTATGAGTTTGGGATTAGCTATGACTGGAAAATTAGTTGTTACTTTTTATCCTCGATGGGATTTTATTATTTCAGCAACTAATCAATTAGTAAATCATGTTGATAAATTTGAATTGATGGATACCAGTGGATTTACTCCTCATTTATTAATAAGATTAGGTAAAGGTTCTGATAAACCATTAGATCCAGGCCATCAACACAAAGGAAATTATTTAGAAGAGTTTAAAAGTATTTGCAAAAATATTGAGTTTCATGATTTAAAAACTTGGCAAGATATTGAATTATCTTATAAGTATGCTATGAATAATAAGGGAATACATTGTCTTATAGAATATCCTGAATTATACTATGGAGCTTAATTTGATTTATGAAAATAGTGTTAATGGATTAGTTTTACCGAATTGCCAGCCAAAAGAGGTATTTGAATTTTCACGCGATTGGATTATAAAAAATAACTCAAAGGATATGGGTTATTTAATTAAAGATTTATTTAATAAATTTGGTAATAATATAAGTGTACTAACAAGTGGTCTGGGACTTCAAACTATACCTCAAAATGGGTATGATTCCAAAACCGATATAACTGTCAATAGATATTCTATATCTGATGTATTAATGAATCCTCAAAATTATGCTGGAAAAAAATTATTATTTATTATAGAGCCATTTGGTCATATTGACTTTTTTAAAAATAATTTAAACGAAATTAATAAACAATTATTTGAAGATTTAAAAAAAATTAATGCAACCATTATTATAAATTATTCACATGAAGGTCATTTAAATGATTTCTTCATTACTGAAATTTTAAAAACAATTAGTTATAAAAAAATTATTTTTTTATACAACGATTATTTAAATGATTATAAAAAATTCGAATCTAAGAATGTAAAATTTATAAAAGTTAATTACTATCTTAATAGAAGTAGTAGATATTTTCAAACCAATTTTATCGATAATAATGTCAATGAACTTTTAGATTATTCAAAAAAAGAATATTATTTTTTAAGTTTTAATCAATACCCTCACCATCACAGAGTTAAATTAATTTCAGAACTTCATAAAAAAAATATTATAGATAAATTTTTAATTTCGTATAATCCTAAATTTTATGAAGTATTAGGTGGGGCAAGATATGATTTTGAAAATCAATTAAAAGATTTAGGATATATTGATGATTATAATTTTTTTATTTCATTACCTGAGAAAAAAGTAGATTTTGACACTAATTTTCAAATTAGTGGATATGGATTCGAAGATGTGGCGGTATATAAAAAATCTGCTATAAGCCTAATAAGCGATACAATATTTTTCAAAAGACAGGGTTTTATTTCAGAAAAAGTTTTTAAACCAATAATGTATCTACAACCATTCATTATAGCCGGCCCTCCTTATTATTTACAAGAATTGAGAAATATGGGCTTTAAGACTTTTGATGGGTTTATAGATGAAAGCTATGATGCTGAATTAGATGATAAAATTAGATTAGATAAGATTATAAAAGAATTACAAAGAATTTGTGAAATTCCTTTTGAAGAATTAAAAAAAACACTAAACGAAATTGAAGACATTTTATTATTTAATCAAATGAAACTCCTTTCCTTTGATTTTTCAGAATATGAATTACAATGTTTAACACAAATTATAAAACATTCTTATAAAAATGAATCTCAGAAAAATTTATTGTAATGGATGCTCACATAGCGCTGGAGGTGGATTAGAAGTAGATAGATTATTAGATAAAAAAATAACTGTAAGGGATTACTATAAAGAAAAATATAATGTTTATTGGGAGTCTCAATTAGAAACAACTTATATCAGATATATTTCAGATAATTTAGGAATAGAATTTACAAATGAGTCAGCGAGTGGAGGTGGTAGTGAAAGGGTAATTCGTATGGCATATGACTTCATTAAAAAAAATTGGAAGATAAAAGAACAACTCTTTTTAATATTGGAGTTACCTTCGTTGGGTAGGCTCGATTTATTTTCTAAAAAATTGGATGATTATATTATAGCAAACTTACAATTCAATAATAATGATTATCTCGATGATAGTATAAGTAATTTATATGGGACTAGAGGATATTACATAAATGAATATTATAATGATAATTCTGAAATAACCCATCCTCTTAAATCTTATTATAATAATTTTTTTAGTAGAAAGCAGCAATTTGCAAAAGTAGGTAGGGAAATAAATACCTTTTTTTCATATCTCAAATATAATAATATAAAATTTATATTTTTTACAGGAGAGTTCTCCCCTATTATTGATACTTATTTTAAAACTAACAATTTACTGAAATTAAAAGTTGGTAATATAGTTATAGAGGATTTACACGAGTTTGCTATACAAACCAAATCTACAATTGCGGAAGAATGTGATTTCCTAACTACTGATTTGCATCCCGGTTATTTCTCTCATAAAAACTTTGGAAATCTATTAAGTAGTTACATAATTGAAAATTACGAGATTTTTTGATATTTATAATGGTATATGAATCAGCTAGTAAAATTTTTGTTTGAATCGATTATGGGGGAGCAGACCTCCAATAAGGTAGTGGTGTATTCGGGTAGATTCCAGCCATTCCACAAGGGACATTTTGCAACTTATCAGGGACTTGTAAAGAAATTTGGTAAGGAAAATGTTTATATAGGAACTTCCAATAAAACCGATAATGTTAAATCTCCTTTTGGGTTTAAAGAGAAGAAATATATAATGAATAAAATGTTTGGTATCCCTACCAGCAAAATTATTCAAATTAAAAACCCATATGCTCCTACTGAAATTTTAGATAAGTTTGATTCAAAAACAACAGCTTTCATTACTGCCGTTGGGGAAAAAGATGAAATGAGATTAGGAGGGAAATACTTTGAAAAATATTCCGATAGTAAAGAATTAGAGGGTTATTTGGATAAGGGATATGTTTATATATCACCATCCCAACCAAACGCTATTAGTGGAACTGATGTTAGAAATTGGTTAGGTAGAGGGGATGATAAGAGTAGAAAAGATGGGTTTATGAAGGCCTATCCTAAATTTGATGAAAAGATTTTTAAACTAATCACTTTAACTCTTAATAAAATCACAAAGGAGGGTATTGTTGAAACAAGTTTAGGTGGATACGGTGCAGATGAGGGGGAGCCTGCTACTATGTATATACCTGATGGTACTAAAAGAATTTTGGATAAAGGAAAACCGGAGCCGTGGTTTAAACAATTGGGATTTACTCAAATTGATAAACCTAAAGCAGATCCTATGAGGGGTAAAGGAAAAGCCAAAGATAAAGAATCATCATTCAGAAAGGTATATTATAAGGTTACTAATATGGTAACATCTGATTTAAAACCTGTTGAAAAACCAAAGGGAGTTGATAGTTGGAAAAAAATTAAAGAAGATGTAATTCCTGGTGGATTATCAAGTGGAAAAACCTTAATTGATTTGGCTAAAAAATGGGATGAAAAGGGATACTATGACCCAAAACAATATGCAAGAGAATATATCAAACCTAAATTAATGAAGGGTATTAAGGTTGAAATGGAGCATACAAATGATGTTCGTATTGCAACTGAAATTGCTATGGATCATTTATGGGAAGATATTAACTATTATGAAAAACTTGCCAAAATTGAAAAAAATACCAATGAAGAATTAAATCCTAATGAAAAGGAAATGATTGATGGGATAGTGGATTTATTAATTCAGGTTAAAGATATTGATAATAGAAGAAAGATGGTAATCAATACTTTAAAAGATTTTGATGAAGAAGAAATAGATGTGGATAGAGAAGAATTTTTTAAAAGATGTGGGATTAATGAAGCAACTTCTTCTGAGATTATAAAAGATTTGGATAAAGTTAAAACCGATTTACTTAAGCAAGTAGATATTTTAATTGCTAAAAAGAAAAAACTTTATTCTAATGTGGATATTGAATCCCCAATGAGTGCAGATGAAAAGAAATTAGATAAAGATATTGCAGATTTGTTTTCTAAAATAAATCAATTAGTTCTTCAGAAAAGAAGTTTGAAAAAAGAATCGATATTATTGGAAGGTGGTGCATATGGACATATGAACCATCCCTTTGATATTGAAATGAATCTTACATTTGGTGATTTAAAAAATATTGTTAAGAACGCATTGAGTGGTAAGTTGGAGTTGGCAAGAGAAAAAACCGATGGACAGGCTTTGGCGGTTAGTTGGGTAAATGGTAGATTAGTTGCAGCCCGTAATAAATCACATCTTAAAAATAGAGGTAAAGATGCGATGAGTGTGCAAGATGTAATTAGTAAATTTGCGGGAAGAGGTTCGGTATCAGATGCATTTAGTTTTGCAATTAAAGATTTGGAATCCGCGATTAAAGGATTATCGGAAACAAGTAAAAAGAAGATATTCAAAGATGGTAAATGTTTTATGAATTGTGAAATCATTTATCCTGAAAATACAAACGTAATACCTTACGGCCAATCTCTTTTAGTATTTCATGGAACTATGGAATATAATGAAGAAGGAAATGCAATAGGAGAAAATTCAGAATCAGGAGCACAATTAGCATCAATGGTTAAAAAGATAAATGCGGATGTTCAATCTAAATTTAAACTTCAAGGGCCTCCGGTTCAAAAACTTCCTGTAAATAAAGACCTTAAAGCGAAACAAGGTATATTCTTATCTAAAATTCAATCATTGCAATCTGAATTTGGATTAACTGATAAAAATGGTGTAGCAGATTATCATCAGGCGTGGTGGAAACAATTCATTGAAAAAAACACCAGTGGGCTGGATGAGCAACAAAAAATTGGATTGGTTAAGAGATGGGCGTTTGGGGATAAGGGATTCCGAATCAAAGATATTAAAGATGATAAGAACAGAGAGTGGGCTGAAAAGATAGAAAAACAGGATCAACAAAAAATAACAAAAGAAAATCTTCTTAAATTTGAAACTATATTTTTAGGAGTTGGAGCAGAGGTATTATCATTTATGACTTCGGTATTGACTGTTAATCCAGATGCGGCTAAACAACAAATGGTGGGTAGATTGGAAACAGCAATAAACTCAATTAAGGCTACCGGTGATGCTAAAAATTTAGATAAATTGGAAATTGAATTAGCTAGAATAGAGGCTTTGGGCGGATTCGAAAAAATTGTCCCAAATGAGGGTATAGTTTTCAATTATAAAGGTAACACATATAAATTGACTGGGGCATTTGCACCATTAAACCAAATTTTAGGAATATTCACATTTAGTAGATAATGGAATTATATACGTCCAAATTAAGTTTTGATACGAATGAGTTAATTAATGAAATTAATTTATATTACGACACTTCATCAGTATCAAATGATAATTTAAAAATGGAAAGTTTTGATACAGATGTTACTAAGTTTAGTAGATTAAAATATTTCAATCAAAATGTTTTGTCAATTTTTGAAGATGTGAAATTTGAAAATATTTATCTTTTCTTCGCTCAACCTTCAGGTGGGTTACATTGGCATAAAGACGGTGGCTCTCATTATAGAAGGTTTATTTTTCCAATGGCTTCAAATGAAAGTTGTATTAATCATTTTAAAATTGATGATATAGAACACCAAATGAGATTTTTAGATGGAAAGGTTCATTGGTTCGATTCTCAGAAAATTGAACATACCATTGTAAATAATGGTGATACGACAAGGGTAGCTTTTTTATTTGATGTAGTGTATTCTGAAGATAGTTTTGAAAAAATATTAAAAAATCATTTCGATAAAACCGAAGTATTCATTTAATTGTTCCAATTCCAAATATTTATACAATATAAAATTAGAATAAATTGTTTGATAAAATTATATTAGGAGAGTGTATAATTGTATCCAAAGAAATTGGTGATAAATTCATACTTGCCAAAAATAGAGATAGAGCATACAATCCTCAATTGGAGATTGTTCATACCCTTATAGATGGGGTAGAGGTAGTTTACCTTCATGATATTATAACTGATTGGAGCGAAGGTATGAATGAGTATGGTATAGGAATAGTTAATACCGCTTTGATGGTTGGTTATGATGAAGAAGAGAAGAAGATAGTAAAGAAAAAAGGTAAACCATCTAAGGATGGGGCAAAGATAAGAAAAGCATTGGGTTCATCTAACCTAAAAGAGGCAATTAGATATGCAGTTCAATATGAAGGTGGAATCAAAGGGCATACATTTGTATCATCCCCTAAAACTACAATATCAATTGAAACAACTTCTAAGCACAATCCTAAAATTGATTTAATAAACAGAGAAAATCCTTCAGTTAGAACTAATCATGGACATTATTATACTGATGCGGGATATACCGATGGGCCTGATTATAAGAGTTCAATTGTAAGAAAGATAAGTGCTGAAAAGCAAATGGATAAAGCGGATGATTGGAATCTAATCGCTCCATTAATGAGAAAGAATTTTTATAAAAATGATTCTCCTCTTAATATGAAGAGGGATACTAAAAAAATGAGCACTTCATCTCAGTTGGTGTTAAATTTAACTGATAAGATATTTCAGCTTCACTATTTTGAAAATAAAGTAGAATCATTTGAGGGAATTAAGGTAAATCTACCGGAAGGATATACTCCTAAAATTAAGATAGAGGTTAAAAAAGTATCTTAATCAAATTTATTTTTATATATATAAATATATACAATGGTTATGGCAAAGGAATTTAAAAAGAACCTAATGCATAAAACCCGCCGAGAATTGGTGGATTATGTATTCAGAGGGGAAGACCCAAATAAGAAGTTCGGATACGAAAAAACTGAATCTAAGGTAAAGAGAGAAATTGGTGAAAAGTGGGAAGATGAATTTTATCAATATGAACAAAAAGAAGGATTTGTTTTAAAAACCGGAAAGAATCACGAGGCATTTCAATCAGCAAGAGAATTTTTAAGAGAAAAAGAAAATTGTTTGAATCATAGTTGTAAAAAAGAACAATATGGTTCAACTGATAAGATATTAATATCTCAATCCGGATTTTGTGTAGATTGTAATGTTGAAATGGATTCAGAGGCTCAAAAGTTGGGAGTATTTGAAGAATATAAAAATTTTAGGTTATTTAGAAGAGCTATTGCAAGTGCTAAGGAAGCTAGAGCTATGATAGAAGATGGCATCAGGGAATTGAAGCCACACTATGAGCAAGTATTGGAAGATGGTAGAATTGAAATTTGGCATTTACCGAAACCAATGGATGAGATGAAGGCGGATATGGAATTGGAAATAGCAAATATAGATAAAGGATTGGTAGAATTAGAAGAGGATATAGTTATTTATGAAAATAAATTAAGAGAAATCGACAATCCAATACTAAATAAAATTTTTGATGCAAGATAAAGGATTATCATTAAAGGATGTAATCAAAGAAGAATATAAGAAATGTGCGGCTGACCCCGTTTATTTCATGCGAAAGTATTGTAAAATTCAACATCCTACTAAAGGTAAGTTGAGGTTTGAATTGTTTCCTTATCAGGAAAAAACACTTCGCGAATTTAAAGAACATAGATACAATATAGTTCTAAAATCCCGTCAAACGGGTATCTCCACATTAACGGCTGGTTACTCTTTGTGGAAGATGATATTCAATCAAGATTATAACGTACTTGTTATTGCGATTAAACAAGAGGTTGCTAAGAACTTAGTAACTAAGGTGAGGGTTATGTATGATAACTTACCTAGTTGGTTAAAGGTAGCAACACAGGAAGATAACAAACTGTCATTAAGATTAGTAAATGGTTCACAAGTAAAAGCAATTCCATCTTCTCCAGATGCAGGTCGTTCTGAAGCCCTATCCCTATTAGTAGTGGATGAGGCGGCTTTCGTACCGGATATCAATGAGATTTGGGCATCAGCAACTCCTGCTCTATCAACGGGTGGTAGTTGTATAGCACTTTCTACTCCTAATGGTGTGGGTAACTGGTTTCACCAACAATGGGTTGGAGCCGAAGAACAAACAAATGAATTTAACCCAATCTATTTACATTGGACAGTTCATCCAGAAAGAGACCAGAGATGGAGAGATGAGCAAACAAAAGTATTGGGAGATAAATTGGCGGCACAAGAGTGTGATTGCGACTTTATATCTTCCGGTGATACGGTAATTGCTCCTGAACTTTTAATGTGGTATAAGGAAACTTTTGTTAAAGACCCAATTGAAAAGAGTGGGTTTGATGGAAACTATTGGAAATGGGAATATCCAGATTATAATAAATCTTATATGATAGCGGCCGACGTGGCGAGAGGTGATGGTTCAGACTATTCCGCTTTTCATGTATTTGATATAGAGAATAATGTGCAGGTTGCAGAATATAGAGGTAAAATGGAAACTAAGGATTATGGTAATTTCTTAGTTGCAGTTGGAACTGAATGGAACAACGCACTTTTAGTAGTGGAAAATGCAAATATTGGTTGGGCGGTTATTCAACAAATCATAGATAGAAATTATCAAAACCTTTATTACCAAACTCAAGATTACAAATACATTGATATTGAAAAACAATATACAAATAAATTTAATGCAGAAGAAAGAAGACAGGTTGCTGGATTCACTACATCTGCTAAAACCAGACCATTGATTATATCCAAATTAGATGAGTATTTCAGAAATAAAGAGGTAGTGGTTCAGTCCTTAAGATTAATTGATGAGTTGTTTACCTTTATATGGCTAACAAATAGAGCTGAAGCTATGAGAGGTTATAACGATGACTTGGTAATGTCGTTTTCAATTGGATTGTGGGTGAGAGATACTGCACTTCGTTTAAGGCAAGAAAGAATGGATTTAGCGAAAGTTGCAATCAATTCTATTTCTACAACTGGTTTTTCTATGGGTTCTGCTAATGAAAGAATGAGGGGAAATCCGTATGAAATGAATATTGGTGATGGAAATGAAGATATAAGATGGCTCTTCTAATATTTATATGTATGAAAATCTTAGTAGAAAATATTGAAACAATAAATGAAGGGTTAAGATACCACTTAAATACTGGTACACCTATTCATGAATCAATTTATAGATATGGTTCATCTAAGTACTTTGAAATGTTTAAAAGTGCGAGAGAACTTTATAAAGAGAATAAATTGGTTTTAGAAAATGCTCAAGATAAGTGGTTTATCAAAGAAACTGATTTAGGCGAAAAAGCAATTTTTGAAGGTAAAGAAGTTTGGTTAGATTTTCCTATTTTAGAAGCTGAACATCAGGGAGAAGATGTGGAATTGAACAAACCTAAAAAAGGTGGGCCTAAAAAATTCTATGTTTATGTGAAGGATGGAGATAGTGTAAAAAAAGTGACTTGGGGTGATACAACTGGATTAAAGGTTAAAATAAACGATTTGGAAGCAAGTAAAGCATTTGCAGCTAGACACAATTGTGATACCGAAAAGGATAAAACATCTGCGAGATGGTGGGCGTGTAACCTACCGAAATACGCTAAACAATTAGGGTTATCAGAACCGGCTTACAGATATTGGTAAATTAAATAATTATTCGTATATTCGTATGATAAATGAGAAGTATTATGATATTTTTTTGAATAATACGAAAAGATATAGGGTTTTTAAGGAAGAGGTTGATGAAAGGGAACTGATGTGGCATCAGGATGAGTGGGATAGGAAAATTTTGGTTTTGGGAGGAAAGGATTGGAAAATTCAATTTGATGATGAATTACCTTTGGAGTTAAAAGAAGGAAGTGAAATTCAAATAGAAAACCATAAATTTCATAGAGTTATTAAAGGAAACGGTAATTTGATTATTAGAATTATTGAGATAAATAAAAATTAAAATGGCAGAAAACACAAATAATTCGTTTTTCGAAAGAATGAGAAAATTATTCTCTACTAATGTTATCATTAAGAGAGAAGATGGAAAAACGAAAGTTGTAGATACCGAACAAAGTCAATCTCAATCTAACCTTAAATCAATAAAGGATAGATTTTATAAATTACAAACGGGGTATCAATACAACGCATTACAAACACAACTTTCTTATCAGACAATTAGAAGAGAGTTATTTTTAGATTACGATGCAATGGATCAAGACCCAATCATCGCATCTGCACTAGACATTTACGCAGATGAATCTACTACAAAAAATGAATTTGGTGATGTATTAACAATTAAAACATCTAACCAAAATGTTAAAGAAGTACTCCATAATTTATTCTATGATATTATGAACATAGAATTTAATTTGTGGCCGTGGGTTAGAAACCTTTGTAAATATGGAGACCAATTTTTAGTATTAGAAATAGTAGAGGGTGAGGGTGTGGTAAACGTATTCCCTCAATCGGTATATCATACCATAAGAACTGAAAATCCACATGACCCATCTAGAATCAATAGACATGAAACTGGAATAAAATTCACAGTTGATCCTGATTATTTAGGTAAGAAGGAGTATGATAATTATGAGATGGCTCACTTCCGTTTGTATTCTGATACTAACTATCTACCTTATGGTAAATCTATGGTTGAAAATGGTAGAAGATTATGGAAGCAAATCACATTGATGGAAGATGCGATGATGATACATCGTATTATGAGAGCACCTGAAAAAAGAATATTCAAAATTGATATAGGTAATATCCCTCCTCAGGAAGTGGATAACTATATGCAAAAAATTATCAATAAGATTAAGAAAACTCCATTCCAGGATCAAAAGACTGGAGATTATAATCTTAAGTATAATATGATGAACATCACCGAAGACTTCTTTATGCCAGTTAGAGGTGGGGATAGTGGAACTCAAATAGATACTTTAAGTGGATTAAATTATGCGGCAATTGAGGATATTGATTACTTAAAAGCAAAATTATTCGCAGCGCTTAAAGTTCCAAAGGCTTTCTTAGGATATGAAGAGGATATCAATGGTAAGGCTACTTTGGCAGCCGAAGATATTCGTTTTGCTAGAACTATTGAGAGAATTCAAAGAGTAGTGGTATCAGAATTAACTCAGGTTGCAATTGCACATTTAATTGCTAATGGATTCGAAGGTAGTGATGTAGTGGATTTTTCACTAGAACTAACCAACCCATCTACTATTTATGAGCAGGAAAAAATCAACTTATGGACTGAAAAAGTGAGATTAGCAACTGATATGAAAGCGTTAAAGATGATTTCAAACGATTGGATTTATAAAAACATATTCAAATTATCAGATGATGAGATCGCGGAAAATAAAGAAGATGTTGTAATTGATACATTTGATTTGAATAGATTAACTAAAATAGAAAATGAAGGTGTTGATCCATACGAAGAACAACCACAAGAGGGGCAGCCACAAGAAGAGCAACCATCGATGGGGGGAGAAGAACAACAACCGACCGAACAACCGCCTGCAGAAGGAGAGCCAGTTGTAGCAGAAGGAGAGCCAGTTGTAAAAGATAAAGCTGAAACTTCAGCAGAGAATGGAAAAGAAGGTGGCAGACCTCCTATGACAGGTGATAAAGGAACTGATGAAAATGCGTTTGGGAGAGACCCATTAGGTAAAGACGATATAACTCGTAACTTTGGAAGAGAGACTAGAAAGGAGAGATTGGCATCCAAATTAAAAGATGTTTCTGAAAAAGAAAGATTTTTAAAAGATACGATTAGAAAAAAGATTCAGGCCCGTTATGATAAAAAGAATGGTAAAAAGGTTCTAAATGAGGATATCGAAACACAAAATGATGATACGGGTTCTCTTTTAGATGATAAAAATATTTTGAACGATATCTAAAATTTAGGTAATCGTAAGTTATTTAATATTTATATTATGTAAATATTTACATATATAATAGACAAAACAGACGTTTGTAATGAAAGTTAAACACTCAAAGTTTAAAAATACGGCTATTTTATTTGAATTATTGGTAAAACAAATTACGCAAGAAGTATTGTCCAATTCAACTAAAAACCTATCAGAAAAGATTATTAAGGAATTTTTTAACTCTAGAAAAGAGTTAGCTAAAGAACTTAAATTATACAATTGGATTGTTAAAGAAAGATTCTCTAACAATGATGATGCTAAGTTATTCCTTCAAGAAGTAATCGAAGAAAGGAAGAAATTAGATGAATCTAAATTGGCTAAGGAAAAGTATAACCTTATTAAAACAATCAAAGAATCGTATGAATTGGATAAATTCCTTTCATCTAATTTACAAAATTACAAATTATTAGCTTCAATATACAAAGTATTTGAAAGTAAAACTCAGGGTAGAAAGGTTGAGATTAGAGATTTTATTGAATCTAATAATACCATTTTAGAGCATATTACAAATGTTAGACCTGTAAACAAACCTCAGGATAAATTATACGAGGAATTCAAAAAACAATCTGAAGATTTAAGATTACTTACATATAAATTATTAATTGAAAATTTCAATAACAAATATTCTAATTTGGATGATTCTCAAAAAGGTCTTTTAAGAGAATTCATCAATAATGTTTCAAATACTTCCACTTTTTCTAAATTTATTGGAGAAGAAACTAAGAAAGTTTTATCACATTTAGTATCGGAATCAAAAGATATTACTGATAAAGTAACAAAAATCAAAATTTCAGAAATGATTAAACTATTCAAATCTGATAAATTTATGAAAGAAAACAGTGAGAAACAAGTTTCGGTTTTAATGCTTACATATGAATTGTTAAAGGAAATTAGAAATGTCAAATCAACTAGAAGCATTAAAAAATAAAATTAAAGAAATACTTTCCGAACTTAGAGAAGAAGAGGAGGAGTTAAAAAAAGAAGTAACTACAACAGGAGATGTTGCTGGTTATGATACCCCTAGAGCTTTCTCTAAAGATGGTAAACATACATCTGATTATGTTAAGAGAATGGCTTCCCTTACTGGATACACATCTTTAACTGAAAATAGATTACATAAACTTAGATTAGACCAGACCTTATCCCCAAACCAAAAAATAGGATTGGGTATAAGAGAGACTCGTAAAAAATTAGATGAAATCGAAAAGTTTTTGGAGTGGTATGGTAGAATTAAAAGAGAAAATGCTATGAAAGGTGAAAATTTTTGGAAAAGAACTAATCACCATATTTATAGAATAAGAGAAAGGTTATCGAATATTGGTAAAAATATAACCTATCTGAAAAAGTAATTTATATGAAAATAACTAAAGAACAATTGAAAGCATTAGTTGGAGAAGTTCTTCAAGAAGAAAAGGATTATCAATCCTTTTTCCAAGCGATGCTTAAGAAGCATAATGTAAGTTCACCTGCTGATTTCCAGTCTGATGAAGAAAAGAAAGATTTTTTCAATAAAGTTGAAAAAGCATGGCAAGGTGTTTCTGAGAGATTGAAAGAAATCCGTAAAGAAGCTGTAACCGATATTAATACTGCGACTGTTCCAGCATCGGTGGCATCTAAACTTGATCAGGCTACTGACAAAATGAGAGATGCTAAGATGAATAACCAACAAAAATTACAAATTATAGCTAGAGTAATAGATGCAATTGGTTTAGATAAAATGAATTTGGCTTCTTCTCTTAATAAATTGAGAACTAAAATGGAAATGACTGAAGAAGAAATGACTCAGTATCAAAAAGTTTTCAAAGGAGTAATGGATAAGTTTGGAATTAATTCTCCAGCAGAATTAGATTCAGATGAAAAGAAAAAAGAATTTTTTAACGCAGTTGATAAAGCATACCCAAGTGAATCAACTTCATTAACTAAAATTTTAAGTAAAGAAGGTGAAACTTTGGTAAAAAGTGGCGCGGGCAAGATGTATAATATTACAAAGGTAAACGAAGCATCAAAACCAACTATTAAAGTTGTAAATAAACTTAAAAATGAAGAAGGTATCCAAATAGTAGTAACTAAAACTACTGATGGTGATACAATGTATGGTGGATTTGTAGTTCGTGGTAAACTTCAAAAAATCATTCCAGTTGGTGCAAATAATTCTAAAGAAGGTGTTCAAAAAAGAGCATTACAGATTTGGGATGAATTTGGAAAACAATTGGGTGAATCAGTAAACGAAGCAGAAGATATTAATTGGGGTGCAACCGAAAACGCAATCATTAACTTTCTAAAAATGAATACAAAGATTTTAGATAAAAGAGTTAAAGATAGAGATACTGACGGTGTTAAAAAAGGATTACAATCAATTATTGATGGTTTAACTAATGCACAACGCAGTTTAAAATTAAAATAATTATAAAGGATAGATATGAAATCACTTTTAATAGAAACAAAATTATTTGAGGGAAAGATTAACGAAGACGAAAACGGAGTAGTTTTGGTTAAAGGTGTATTACAAAGAGCGGATGCTCAAAACCAAAATGGTAGAGTGTATCCTAAAGAAATATTAGAAAGAGAAGTTAAAAAATATCAACAACTTATTACAGAAAAGAGAGCTTTGGGTGAATTAGACCATCCGGAATCTTCAGTAGTTTCTCTTAAAAATGTATCTCATAATATTAGAGAGTGTAATTGGGATGGTAATGATGTAGTAGGGGTTGTTGAAATTCTACCAACACCATCTGGGAATATCCTTAAAGAATTATTAAGAGCTGGTATTCGTTTAGGAATCTCATCAAGAGGAATGGGTTCAGTAGAATCTATGGGTGGTAATAAAGTTAAAGTTGGTGAAGATTTTGAATTAATCGGTTGGGATTTCGTTTCTAATCCATCTACACAAGGTGCGTTTATGGAATCATTGAATGAATCGGTAAAGCATCAATTAAACGAATCAATCGGAACTGATGTGTGTGGAGAATGGTGTAAGACTCAACATTTAATAAGAGAAATAATTGAAGAGTTAGCTTAATATGCTTGTTAGATTAGAAATTAAAGTTGCAAAAGGTTCATCATCAGATGAGCAACAAAAAAATTTAGAAAAGGCATTAAAAGTTTTAAAGAATAAGTTTTTTAAAACAGGAATGACCAAAGAATTGAGAGAAAGAACTGAATATCTAAAACCATCAGTTAAGAAAAGATTGGAGAAAGAAAAAGCAAAAAGAAAAAATAAATTTAATTTTCTTTAGTTTTCTTTAACTTTTATATATTTATAATTAATTGATTCGAATACCTCATCACTTTTTTATATGAGGTCACCCCTATAATCAACTAATATCATTTGGGCACACTACATTAGTCCAAGCAAATTCACAAATTTAAGATGAATAGCAAATTGTTAAAAGAAGCAATTGCAGACGCTAAAGCCGTTAGAGAAACTGCATTAGCAAACGCAAAAATCGCTCTTGAAGAAGCATTCACTCCTAAACTTCAATCTATGCTTACTAGAAAATTATCAGAAGAATTAGAAGGCGAAGAAGAGAACGAAGATGAGGTTGAAATGACTCAAGAGAATGATGTATCTTCTGAAATCGGTCAAGGTGATGGCACTAAAATGCCAGCAGCAAAGGCTTTCGATTCAGCAGCTGAATCAGATGAATTAGCAGCAGCAGACGTTGATAAAATTTCTGCAGAAGTTGGTTCAGAAGATGAAAACGCTGAGAAAGTAGCTGATATTACTGAAGCTGAAGAAGAAGAGTATGATGTAACAGGTGCAACTCCTGATTCAGCAATGAATGAAGAAGAAGATGATGATTTAGATATTGAAGAAATCATCAAAGAATTGGAAGCAGAAGCAGATGCTGATGAAGCTCCGGTAGCAGAAGAGGATGAAGTTCCTGCAGAAGCACCAGCAGTTGAAGAACCAGCAGCGGAAGAAGCTCCAGTTGAAGAAGAAGAGGAAATCGATTTAGATGAAATCTTAAGAGAAATGGGATACGGAGATGAAGCTGAAGAAGAAGCTCCTGTAGCGGAAGAAGAAGATGGTGAAGACCACTCTGCTGAAATCGCTGCAAAAGAAGCTGAATTGGAAGAAGCATACAAAGTAATCGGTTCTTTAAAGAAGACTATCAACGAAGTAAATCTTCTTAACGCTAAGTTGTTGTATGTAAACAAATTGTTCAGAAATTACAACTTAACTAACGAACAAAAGACTAAGGTTGTTGAAACTTTAGACAGAACAAAGAATGTAAGAGAAGTTAAATTAGTTTTCACTACTATTGCTGAATCATTCAAAATTGGTTCAACTGCAACTAAGAAAACTGTAAACAAACTTACTGAAAGTTACGCATCAAAGCCAGTAAAATCAACTGCACCTGCAAAACAAATTATCGCTGAAGATAATTCTGCAGCTGACAGATTTAAGAAATTAGCTGGTATTATCAAATAATTGGTAATTTAATAAAAATTAAATAAAAAAACAAAATGGCAAACTTTAATGTTAAATCATTATTAGAGGCGAAAAATCCTCAAACCATTATGTTGGAGCAAACAAGAGGTTTAAGAACAAAGTGGGAAAAAACTGGTTTGTTAGAAGGCCTTAAGGATAGAGACCAACATTCAATGGCGGTGCTTTTGGAAAACCAAGCACAACAATTATTGAGCGAAGCAACTGCTACTAGCGCTCAAGCAGGTTCAGAAGAGTGGTCAGGCGTTGCTTTACCATTAGTAAGAAGAATCTTCGGTGAAATCGCAGCAAAAGAATTCGTTTCAGTTCAACCAATGAACTTACCTTCAGGTTTGATTTTCTTCATGGATTTCAA